TAGAAATCTTTATATAAGAATAACAAAGGTGATAGTAAATTGCAATAGGGACATATGCCATGTTCTATTCTGGCTCCTAAATGTAATGGTTTTCTAAATTTTTTTGTTTTCTTTGGCATCTATTTGGTAGAACATATCATCAGAATCATCTGTCTTCCAATCTTTATTTTCTACGTTCCACTCCGTAGTTTGGACCTTATAGTCCGGCCAATGTGTTGAAGTTGTAAAGCTAGGAATACTCCACAAAATACGATTATTAGGTTGAGCTGCATAATTACCGTTATCAAGAGCCAAAATGTGAGCACACTTGTGCTGATCAGGAATTTCGGAATGTTCAGTATCGATAATATTAGGTTCCGGATGTGCCCAATCCACAGTGAATAAATATTGTCCATGAATAAACTTTTTGTCTTTACCTAAATATTTACAGCGTTGTCCGATTAAAAAATCAAAACAAGTAACACTAGGATAATAACTAAATGAATTCCATAACTGAAGATCTTCGAGATCTTGATGTTCCATCTGTCCTTGATGCAAAGTATCGCCGCTTCTTCTTTGAACAAAAGCAGAGATAGGAAGTCTCCAATAGATTGCACCGTTCGTAAGTAAACAATGAAACAAGAGTGCACGCCCGCTAATACTCCCCAAACCAAATACCACACAGTCTTCAACTTCGCCTTGATGTTTTCGTAAATCATATAAATATTCTCTCCTTATTTTACAGTATATAGGTGGTATATTAGCATTTAAATAGGACATTGTATATTATTTAATATCACCCCAATTACTTCCACATTCATAATCAACTTTGTTAGGTATTTCTAATTTAATAGCTGATTCCATAATTTCTACAATTTGTTTAGCTTGTTCACTATGTTCAACAGATACATCTAATTCATCATGTATTTGTATGTGAGGTATAATTCCATTTTCACTCAATGCAATTATAGATAGTTTAGTCATATCAGCCGCTGATCCTTGTATTAATCTATTTAATGCTTTGTATGTTCCAGCTCTTTTAATTCCATGTCCATATTCTTTTAATGCTTCTACATGTGGTTTAGGCATTCCTGCACCAAAGGTAGTTGGTTCCCAAAGATCAAAATGACAAACTCTTCCACCTAAAGTTCTTATTCTTCCAGAATCATCTGCTCTTCTTGATACAGCTTGCATCAATTGTTTAATGAATGGAGCTTTAGCATGGTACTGTGCTATCAATTTTTCTGCTGCTTCTTTCATTAACCCAAGTTCAGCCATTAATTTATTTTTACCCATTCCATACATTAATCCAAGATTAATTGTTTTAGCTTGTGATCTTTCAATACCAGCCATTTTTGCAACAGCACTATGAAAATCTGCTTCACCTGATTTATATGCGTTAGCAATTTCATCTATACCATCTAATTTTTGTAATTTAGCATAATGAACTAATATTCTAGGTTCTTGTTGTGAGTAATCAAATACTCCCCACTTATGATTTTCTTCTGGAATAAATAAAGATCTAATTAATGGACCTAATTCTTTATGTCTTACTGGTATTTGTTGTAAGTTAGGATTAGACATTGAAAATCTTCCTGTGACAGTTCCACCTTGATCAGATCTAATTTGATTTATGTCTGCATGTATTCTTCCTTTATGAGAATGTTTTACGATCGTATCTATAAAAGTTGTGTGAGCTTTATTTATTTCTCTTGCATATGAAATTCCTTGTGCAATTTCATTTGGATGATTTGATAAAAAGTTTTTTGTAAAGCTAGGAGCTCCAGTTTTTTCTGTTCTATCATATGGTAGTTTTAGAGCATCAAACACTTTTGCAATAGATGCTGCTGACCATAATTCTACAGAAACACCAGTTAAGTCTTTGATTTTATTGATTATTTTATTTTCCTTATCCATTAATTCTTTTTTAATTTTATCTGCTCTTTCAACATCAACTCTTACACCTTTGAATCTCATATCTACAAGACATGGAAATAATCTTGTCTCTGTATCAAATATGGTCCAAAGATCTTGATCAGATAATTCTACTTTCATTCTATGCCAAAGTTTTAAAGTTGATTCAGCATCTCTTTCAGCATACTGGCCAACAAACATAGAGGGAAGTTTCCACATATCTTTTTTAGCATCTATTCCATATTCTCTTGCTGCTGCTTGTAATACAGCTTCATCTTTACCTATCCCAGCATATTCTCTTGCTAATGCATCTAATCTAAAACTCCATCTATTTTCATTTACTAATGATGCAGCAATCATTGTATCTACAATTTTAACTGGAGGAATTATTCCAGATGATCTTAACCAACATATGTCATACATTGCATTGTGAAATATAAATGTAGAGTCTTGTTTAAATAAATCTTGTAACCAATTTAAAACTAATTTCTTATCCATGTTGCCACCACCTTCGTGTGCTATTGGATAATAAGCTGCCCAACCTTCTACAGCTACTGAAATACCAACTATCTTACCACGACCAACCACGTTCCCCGATCCAAGCTCTGTTAACTCCGGATCACAGGTCTCCAAATCTACAGCAATTTCTTTATGACCGCGAAGATCTTTTAGTTCTTCGGGTACCACCCATTCTGTTTGTGGTGTAAATAATATTTGTTGAAACGTTCTTGTCATTTATCTTTATAATCTCTTTCTAAAATCATTTCTAAATAATGAATTGCTTTTAGTATATCTTCTTTCTTACCTTTTAATTTGTGTCTACAAATGTATTTAATGGCATTGCCTTCTGCAAAAGGTAAATTGTTTTCGTTAATAAAAACAGATGGCTGTATTGCCATTTGTTTATAATGTTTACCACCTACTTGTCTAAAAAATGTTTTATTGCTCATATGATATACGCTTTGTTAAAATCTCTTGGGTCTACAATGTGAAGTTCTTTTTTAGCTCTAGTGCAAGCTGTGTAATATAATCTATGTAAATCATCTGGATCATCTTCGCTTTGTCTTACAGCGGCAGCAGTTAGATCAGTTAGAATACAAATATTGTCTTGTTCACCACCTTTGAATGAATGAATTGTAGACAAAAGAATTCTAGGGGTCTTATTTATCTTCTCACCATTTGCTCTCATATTACGAATATAATTTTCTGTAATTGTATCAACACCTTCAAATGATTCATACCATACTTTATTAGTAAGTAAACCATGATTTTGCATACAGTCATTTATTAAATACTTTTCTTCTGCTTTTAATGTTTTAGCATCTCTGTATCCAGGAGTTACATTGGCCCCTAAATATTTATATATGTTTTTTATTTGAAGATAATTTAATGGTGTGTTGTTTCTAAAGTCTTCCCAATTACTTAATGCAAGTAATAAATCTAATGATATAGAATTAATTCCTTTGTATTGATAATACCATCCTTGTAATTCACACAATTCTTTAACATCATTTAAAAAATGATTTGCTGTTGCAAGGACTGTCCAATTTCCTTTAGACATATCTATTTGAGTAATATCAGTATAATATCTTAATAAACCTGTTTCTTGCCTTGGTTTATAATCTTTTTCATATCTATTCTTAACTCTTGATATAATTTTTTGTGATAATTCGTGTATAGGACCTCCAGGAATACGATAAGATTGATTAAGCGTCCTGATCTCGTCCACCTCATCTTTTAGCGCTATAAAGTGATCTACGTCAGCCCCAGCCCACTTAAAAATAGCTTGGTCATCATCACCTGCAATATATGTTTTTTCTGCGTTTTTCCATATAGATTTGATTAATTTCCATTGTAAATACGATAAATCTTGTGCTTCATCTATGAATAGTACTTTAAATTTAGGAGCTAAATCTCTTTCAACAAATTCTTCTAACAAATCAGTATAATCTTTTAATCCTTTTTCTTTTTTATATCTCTTCAATTCTTGGTCAATTAAATACAAAGTATTTCTTTCCACATCTAATAAATTTCTTCTTGAATCATAACACTCAAGAAGATCTATACCTTTGACTCTTGCTGTATTAATAATGGTTAAGTATTCATTATCTGAATTAAATATACCATCTTCTTCCGAATAAGATGCAGTCTTAATAGGTATATTACATTTAATTCCAAATTCTCTGTAATCTTCTGGACTCATCATTCTGTCTCTAGTCATGTTTAATAACTTAAAACACAAAGAATGAATTGTTCTAAAATAAATTAAATCATGTTCAGGACTTAATTCAAATTTTTGTGCAGCTCTTGTTGCAGCTTCTGTTGCAGCTTTTTTACTAAAAGAAAAATAACCTATTTCTCTTGGTTTAATTCCTTGTTTAATAAATTCATCTACCAAGTTTAACAACGTTGTTGTTTTTCCTGTTCCTGGTGGACCTAATATAATTGTCTTCATATTTTTTTAACCTCCTTTCTAATATTTCTTTTTGCAATTTTGTTTTATCTAATTCTTGTTTCAATAATCTGTATTTTAAAAACCAGTTTATTCCTATCATTAAAAATGTTCCTCATGATATTTAACTTGTGTTACAGATCCATCAATCTTCTTCATAGTTTTAATCTTAACAAGTCTAGGTTCTTGACCTTTAATCTTCATTCTAGTTTCTTCTATAAATATTTTATCTTCTTTTAAAGATTTAATTAAATTACCTGTTTTAGGTTTGTCCATCTCCCAATGATTTTTTTTACAAAAATTATAAAAGTCTTCCATTCTAAAATATGTAAACTCTCTTTTATCATCTGTGTATGGAAGTTTATTAAAGATATCATCCATAGTTCTTGCATTTTGTCTATTGGTTGTCCAATCTTGCAGTAGTGAAATTATTTGATTTTTAGGATCCAATGATTCTAAAGGTTGAATCGTTTCCATTCTCTCTATTAATGGTTTTAAATAAAATTCTCTCCAATCTTTATCTTTTAATTTTGGTATAACAAGATCTGCTTTCTCAAGTAATGCAATAGAGAACATAACAGGATTTGCTAAATGTTCTGTTTTTAATTCTACTCTTCTTAAAGTTTCTCCTTCACCTACATTTAAAAAATACTGTGGTGGATTAGAATTATATTTTTGTAAATTACTTAACAAAGGCATAGCATCTTCTTCAGAACCTACACCAAATTTTTTAGTTCTACATAGGGATGCATTACAAACATCTACAATTGGTGGAAGTTTGCATCTATATTTATCATAACCTTTTTTACCAACTGATTTTAATAACTGTTGTACTTCACTATTGCTTAATGGCTTTGTCATGTATTTAAGATTAGCTTCGACGACTTTATCTTGCCAAGTATCAGGATCTGATTGTTTAAAATATATGGCGATATTAAACAATGCATTATTCCTAGATCCTTCGCTAAAGCCATCGCGAGCTAATCTATTTAAACATGGAGGCCCATCTTTAAATGCTTCTTCTATTTTTTCTTCTTTGATTTCAATTTTCTCAACTTCTTCCCTGCTGCACGCATAAACATCATAGAGCTTATAAAATTCCTCAAGTGACACAGCGGAGCCATTATCGTCGAAAGCATATCTTAATCCTTTGGTTTGGTTATGGTAGGGAAGATTTAAAAAATTACCTGTGTCCCCACGTTCCACAAGTATTTCAGTTTGTTTAGGAAATATCTCAACACCTGAATATCCTAATGCATCTGAAATTTTTTTAAGCGTAGACTGCATCAAAGATGCAGGTATAAATTCTTTTGTAAATAAAAATACATGTGCTCCGCCAGATTTTGATCTGAAAACTATGAGTGGAAGTTTTAAACTTCTTATCTTTTGTATTAAGTTCTTGTGTTCAAGATTATACTGATCAATATCAATACAACCCCACTTACAATTATTAGATTCATTAATGGGAATAATACCCAAAGCAGGATCAATACCATTAAGATGATCTTCCCAAAGGTTATCCGTGACCGGTTTTCTAACAATGAATGCTTTTCCTTTTTGTTTTCCATTTTCTCCACGTTCTCCTTTTTGATACTGTCCATATGCTGTTTGAAACCCAGCAAATATTTCTTTAAATTTTTCTTTCATAACTTACCATATTTGTGGGGCCCGTATTACCGAGCCCCGTTTCTTAATTAACCTAGAACGGTACGTTCTCTGTTATCTTCTCTTCTACATCAGCTCTTGTTTGCACCGATCCTTTTTTTACGTCACCAGAAAAACCTTTTGCACTTAAGTACAAAGATTTATCTTTGGTTTCTAAAATTCGATCTTGTGTTACTACCCAACCATACCAACTACCTTTATCATTTTTTTGTAAGTTAGATGATAAGTTGTATACAACACCATGCATTGGAGGAACTGCAAATCCGCCTTTACCGTCAGGGATCTGAACAGTTTTCATCATTGCGTTCCACTTCTTGCTCACATTGAGTTGAGTTGATTTCATGGTAATTAAAGCTGGGGTATAACCACCTGCTTTAGTTTCTACCATTACATAGTAAGATGCAGTCTCTTCTAAATAGTTACCATTTGGTAATCTAATTTTAGATCCTTCTCTCTTACCTGTAGCTATCACTGGACTGTTAGGAGCATGTAATGCAACCGGAGCTGCAGATCCTTCTCCTCTTTCAGACCATTCTGGATAGTCTTTCTTATAGTAACAAGGAATAACTTTAATTCCTTTTTTACCATCATACAGTTCATTCGTAACTGTATTGTATATGTTTCCAGGTTTAGCGCCTGTAACATATTTAGAATCACCTTCAGTTACCTGTGGTGATAGTTGACCAAGTATTCTTATGAAAGGTAACGCAAGATCTTGTTGCGTCATGTTTTCAAAACCTTTGTCTAGATCATCTCCAAACAAAGCGACAGAATTATTAGTCAACGGTTTTTTTACCATTGCTTCATTAGCCATCATCGTTTCTCCATTATTTACGGGTTATTTTAGTTGTGTCTTTAATCCAAGTACTAAAGACTTCAGAAGGCATGTCGAGCCCGGACTCGACACGCTCCTGAAATAGGGCTGTCAAAGTATTCCAAGCCACATCAGATTTCTGATTTGGTTCAAAACCATTTGACGCCGCAAGGTCCAACAATTGTTGTGCCTTGTCATCTTCGCCACGACCGAACGTAACAGAAACATTATTTTTAATAATATCTCCTAGTCCGTTCTCACGAAGCCATTTATAAGCATCTTCCCTTCTTGTATCATCTTTGGGAAGAGTACATCTGTATTCTCTTTTGACTGTAACAGATGAACCATCAGCTAATTTCAAAGAACTTAAACCTTGCTCCGCTAGGAGTTCAGGTATAACTCGTTCACTAATATCTCTCGCCATTGCTTTAAGATTATTTACATTCTCTTCAGCTCTAGCAATATCATCCTCTAAATTTTTTAATTTCTGACATTGGTCAGCTATTGTTGTTACTTCTACATTGTCTAGAAGATCCGTAGAATCATCTAGCATCATTTGTTTTACATCGTCACTCATATTTATCCTTTCTGATAGAGATCAAATTCAATTGGGTAATATTTAAACTCTCTACGATCCCATTTCAAGAGATTAAATTGGCCATTGGTCATGTCACTTGCTATAGCACAGGAAATACCAATGACCGCCGGATCTCCTGTAAGCAATATATAATCTTGATTCGTAAAATCTTTCAAGTTCTTTCGCATCTTAAAAACGAAAGGTGCTGCATTAAATGCAACTTGATCAAAGTACGCAAGACATATAACTAAATATCCAAAATTAGAAGCGCTTAATATATTTATATTAGCTGGTGGATGCTGTAATACATACACGAAATTTTCTTTAGGATTATCTCTTTTAAACTCTAAAAATTCTGTAAGACTTTTGTCTTTATATAATTCAAATATTTTATTTTTCATTCTATTTTCTCTCTTGACAAAGTATATAATGATCCTTATTTATAATGTCAATAGAAAGAATTAAATTATTTATGGTAAGAAATTACAGATACAAAACCAAGCCGTATGAGCATCAATTAGTTGCTTTAGAAAAATCTTGGGACAAAGATGAATATGCATATTTTATGGAAATGGGTACTGGTAAATCAAAAGTACTTATTGATAATATTGCTATGTTGTATGACAAAGGAAAAATAAATGCGGCGATGATTATAGCACCAAAAGGTGTTTATAGGAATTGGTTATCTTCAGAAATTCCTACACATTTACCTAGCCATATACAATATAAAAGTGTACTATGGACCGCTTTAACATCCAAAACAAAAGATAAAGAGTATCAATCTTTGTTTGAAACAGACTACAACCTTCACATCTTTATTATGAATGTTGAAGCTTTATCAACGCCAAAAGGTTTATCCTTTGCGCGTAAATTTTTATCATGCCACAATACTTTAATTGCTGTAGATGAATCTACTACAATTAAAACTCCTAAAGCTGCACGTACTAAAAATATTGTAGGTATTGCAAGTCTTGCAAAATATA